CTATTCATGGCCCTTAATTGGGCGTCAGACGGAATGGTATCGTTTACCCAGGCTGAAACGGACGCGCTACCAATGGCATTATCAATCAATGCAACCCCTGCAGCACACTTAATCACAAAACGATCGAATGACTGAGAATCCTGACCTAGGCCATTTTGAATTCTAGCTACTTCTAACGCAGCTCTTTGGAGGGTTTTGAAGGGTTTTTGAGCAGTGTAGCCAGCCTGCGTCATTTGGTTGGTGACAACTGGTGTTGCAGTACCGTCGTAAATTCCGGTTACATAGATATCACTCCCGATTTGAGAGTTCACGTAGAGAGTATAAGTTCCTGTGAGAAGGGCTTCGTTTAGGTCAGCAGGGCCATAGGATGTCTGGGTCCAATTGCCACCGTAATTTATAAATAGATTACCATTCTCACTGTTCCAATATAAACCACCTTCTGGGGCTCCCCCTAAGCTTGTTCCGATAACCGGGTTAGTAATGGAAATAGGCAATGCGGCTTTGAGGTTAGAAGCGTTAGTACCGTCCTCCACTAAGCCAAAGCCAGGGACCCTGCCCCAGGATAAATTATTGCCACTCCTAAAAACTAGTTGGCCATTGACCAGTGGGGAATTGGGCCATTTATATGAATTAAATGCCGTAAGACTATTGGTCTTCACAACTCCCACGGACGAATCAGATGAGAAATTTATGGTACCATCAGGTAAAATCTCAACTCCTACGCCTGCTTTAACACCTTGGACTTGGTCCTCAAGAACCTCACCCTGGCTTGCATCCCCAGCTATGTATTGGGCTCTGGTTAACATCTGATTTTTTCATCTAGTATGGTTATTTTACCCGCACCGGGTGTTTACTGTATGATACCAGCACCATCAGCAAGTTCTAGAACAATGCTGGGACCCCATTTCAAGAACGAGGGAGCACCATATTTACCTGACGGGCAAGTTATAAACTCAGCGTTAGTTATGACCCTGATGTTTATTGTGGTGCCTTCTGCGGGGCCTTCGGTGAATATTATTTTAGATCCCTCCACCCGGTATGAGTAGGCACTTTCGGGCGCAGCTGGGAAATAAGGTATCTGCATAGCCCCACCTAAACTCACCATGATACCCTGAGAACTCACCGAAGCAGCATTAACGGGTCTTGGCAAAGTTTCCCCAACATCAAAATATCCATAAGTCAAGTCAAACTCGGTTTTTACACCATTGAATTGACTAGAGATTGAATTTAAAGAATATACTTGAACGGGGTAAACCGATTGAATAGCCCAGAAAGAGGAGGTACAAACAGTTCTAACATCGAATATAGTACCAACTGCAAGAGCCTCAGAGAAGGTAATCTCCATCTCCGAACCAGAAAGCCTGGTCATGGTGTAGGAATAGGGCTCCAAGGGGCCAACAGTCGTAAGAGGCAATTGCTCGGTACCACCTAAGAATACAAAAGTATTATTGGCATTGATGTCAAATGGGGTCAAATTAATTGTAGGATCTTTTGATACCAGAGTAAAGGAGAACCTGACGCCATCAATTTGTTGACCATCTTTAATCTTCAGGGGCACCATTTGCAAGGTTCTATTGTCGTCATCAGATGTAATGATTCTGATGTCACTTACTGCCCCCGGTAAAGGGGCTTCACTGAAGGTTATTTGATTACCATTAACTGTATAGTTATTGCCGGGCACTTGGGTGACAGCACCCAGGATTGCAAAAATAGAGTTAGCCGAAAGCTGAGATGGGGGAATAGGTACTCCACCTTTAGTTAAAGTGAAGGTTGTTGTTGTACCGTTGAATAGAGACGTAATCGAATCCGCTGAATATACGGTAACTTGCCCAGGAAACTCCACGAATGGCTGTTGCTCGTAAATCTGTTGATTTATTGGGTTTGCGGAAGGATTGATTTGTTCGAAGTAGTTGGCTGTGAGGGCCTGTCTTTGGGGGCCAAAAATGATGATCTCACCCTTATCGTTAACACCCGTAATTGTCAACCTGCCACTCCACAAAGTAGTTGCTTGAAAGTCAGCCGCTAATTTTCTTGAGATGTCATTTGTTTGGAATTTAGGTAAGCCACGGGAATAGTTATAGTGCCCAGTGTATGCCCACGTATGGGTATTAGCTATGACTATAGAGGGTTGATTGAACTCTACAGGCCACCTGCTGGTAGTTAGAGCGTATCCACCGGCTTCAGGGGTCAACGGTAGAGACCCAATACGCAAGAGCCTTTCTCCCCAATATTTAGGTTGGAGATAAGTCAGCAAAGACTCCGAGGAATACCCCATAATCTGAAAGAACCTTAGTATTGCCCTCTTGGTGTTGGACCAATTGGGGTCATACAACCCAGGTTCAGGGATTGGATTAGTGCTGCAAACTCTAACAGAAGTTTGAATGGGCCAAGGATTTGGAATGGTACCGGAAGTAAAGTAGAAACTATTACCAGAGTTAAGTCTGATGGCCCTGATTATAGACCCGGAGATGCCTACTACTCGGACAAATTCATGATTGGTGTCATTTCCGATTCTAACGATGGAAACGGTTTGCCTTGGGTTCTGCAAAACACTGGCAGATAAGACAGAAAATTCAACTATTTCAGGTCCGTATCTTTGTGTGGGGCCGGGTAATTGTTCAGTTTGTATGACTTCCAATGGGCTTACTAGGAAAGTTTCTGGCCCGGTAATAGAGTCCTTGAGGCAAATGCCAAGAGACTCGGACCCATCATCATCGTCGTACTGATTATTAACTGGGTAGGTGGTGTAAGGATTGGTAGACCCACGGAAGTAAGTAGAATTTGTATAAATGGACGAGTATTCATCAGCAGCATATGACCCCTGGAAAGTCTGACTGACCAAGTCCTGTCTTTCTAAGGTACTAGTATCGACAAATGGAGAATTGGTTGATGTTGGGGATAGTTTCTCTGGGCCAGATGTGGGCTGGAAGTTACTAGCTTCCCCATAGTAAACTGAAGTCCAATAATTATTTTCCGCAGCATACCAGTTTCTATTGGCATATGTGGTGTAGGTTCCCGATGGGTTATCAAAGGTAAGATAACTACCGCTATCAGGGTCATAATTCTGCACCCAGGGCCTATCATAATCGGATGCTGTTATTGTAACGTAATATTCTATGTCCTGATTACCGTCCCCAATCAAATAATTAAACTGAGGTGAGGACCCTAAAATTCCAGTCTCTACTGCATCAACAGTAAATATGCGGCCCCATCCCCCCAGTACCCCTGGGTCAAATTGGACATTTGGCCTTAAACTCGATGACCCGAGAATCTGACTGCTTTGGTTGAGACGTAGAACATCACCTATTTGAGGGGAGATGGCATTAGATGATGTATTACTTAGCACCATACTGTAGGACTTCTCAATGTCACTACGTGGGTCATGGAATCGTCTAATATAGGGTACTCCTAAAACGGGAATCAAATTAACATCAGTCGGTATGGTACTATCTGATGACCTAATTCTTAACTGGGCAAATCTAGCTGGGTCGTCCTGACCGGTATTAACTGTGGGACCACCGTCTGTGGCCAGGAAACCACGGTATGTGCATTCCTCCGTCTCCACCCAAATTGCACTGCCCGGCTTCAAAGAATAAGGTAGTAAATACCGTGGATCAAAATCCGCACTCAACTCGACTAGCTGAATTTCGGTATTAGTTGGATCGATGTAGGAGCTTACTACTCTGGATCCTAGAGAAAGAATCTTTTTGTTTTCTGACTTCTCAACTTGACCGATAGTTAAAGCTAGGGGCCTCTGGATGCCCTCGAAGACAAATCCTTGAGCGTTATTTTGTGCCCCACTTATTGTATTAATACCAAGGAAACCCTCAGCTTTAAAAGCTACGGACCCGAAGTTACTTGTGCTGTTAGTTAGGCTGGTGATTCCCCCATTTAGTGACCATACACCAATTGCTGGACCAACGGTGTACACAGATTGTAGTTGAGCATAGGCTCCGTTCCTCACTCTGAACCCAAAATGTCTAAAGTCTGTGTCTATGTCTACTATCCCCAGGCTAAGATTATCAGCTGTTTTCAGGTTCTGGTAGTAATAGCGTATGTTATTAATGGGTACTGAGTTTAATTCCTGAAGTTGGTCTTCAATGGTAACATCTACTATAGATGCGGGCCTTTGCGATAGGGGCTTGGATAGATATGTATACTCAGTTAACGACCACCACTTCTGTTCAGACTCTAGAGTTGTATAAACCTCGTATGCCGTTGGGTCATTTTGTAAACTGACAGATGTGCAAGAATTAACAATGACGGACTTAAACCCAAGGATGTTAGATCCGTTAAAATCATTAAAGCACATTCCGTAATCGGACTTTAAATTTACTTGATTGACATAGGAGGATGAATTTTTTGTAGTATTTGAATTGATCTTGTTCGGGAAAGCCGTATCTGTGGGGCCCACGATGACAAAATCACCTGAATTAACCAATAAATTGCCGTCAGTGACTTTACCACCGAAGAATACAGGGAAAGCCCTTTGAACCTTAGTGTAATACTCGGCTAAGTCATTTTTAGATGCCTCTTCAACTACTCTTAGTCTGTGGGCTGACCTCAAGGTGAGAGAACAGTTGAAAATTACTGCCCTGGAATTAACATTAAGTGGAATTGATGTAAATGCAACACTGGGTGCCCCACCAAATGGCAATTGCTTTTCTGTGGATAACTGAAAAGTATATGTTGTTATGGGGATGGCATAGTATTCACCAGCAGAAAAGGATCCGGTGCTTTGGTCTATGCCAGTCGAGTACTGGGTGTCAACTAAATCATTCAATTCTAACCCATGCGGCCTCTTAGATCTAAATAACGCATAGGAATCCTGGTTGGTAACTTCGACCACTTCGATGTAGTTTACTTTGTCATTAATTGAGAAGTTGGAAAGGGACGAGTTGCCTGATAGTTTAAAAATAGAAGTTGCAGGTTGATTAACTCCTGCCAATGCAGTGGGGAAAGTATGATTACGGTATGATGGTACATATGAAGGGCAAACTACGCACTTTCTCAAATCCAAGCCGACAATAGAGATGCCGGATGGCACTATAATGGACCCGCTCTCAGTGTTAAATTTGCTTAAATCAGATGTGGAAATATCTCCCGTTCCATAATTTGACAGGTTAAGAGAAAAATCCGATAGGCTTTGCCCAGGGCCATTATTGGCAGTGAATCTTGACGACGCCAAAAAGATTGTGTACCTATTAGATTCACTCTTCTGGGATAAACCAGCCAGTACGTTGCTGATATAAATTTTCGATAGCTCCAGGATAGCCCTTGTTAATGTCTGGTAGGGCAATGCTTGTCCATCATTGGCAATGGCATCCGAGGAGAACTGAAATTCCGGGGCTACAAATACCACGTTACCATTACCCCCAAGAAAAGGCGCTGCGATAGACCTCCATGACCTTACAGCATCGCCTACATTCAAAGTACCGTCAACGGTATTCAACCAGGATTCACCCCTCTCTGGGGTGCTTGTAGGGGCATCTGGTAGAACTGCCGTAGGACCAACTTTAATTACTCTTCCATCTGTTGTTCCAAAGAATAATCCCGGTTCTTGGCTATTGGTGTTCAAACCGATTTCGCCGGGTTGCAGTTGGTTGGTAGGACGCTTACCCAGGAGACTGGATTTTGCGAAAATAATTTTGTTTGCTGATTGTTCTCTGGTCATTGCTAAAGAGCTTTCTATTTGAGCGCAAAGGCGCCCCTATTCTTACCCTTAATCCTTAGAGTAGTCTTTGACTCCGTCATACAAAATGTCGATAACTTTGGCAGCGTCCTTGTTTGATAGCTTGGCCCATGGGCCTTTCTCGTATGACTTCAGGGGCTGCCCAACCCGGGACACAATCATCTGGGTAATTTCGTTGTTAGAGATGCCGTGACTCCTGAGCGCGTCGTAGACTTTGGGTAAATTATCTCTCATTTTTAATAGATTTTGAGGGGCATCTCTCTTGATTGACCCTTTATACGTCCCCATTTGGGGGTCTGTTTTTGATCTATGGTCCCCAGAAGTCAAGGGATCGGTTTTTCTAAGGTCGAAAGTCGAACTTTTTGGCAAAAACGCTTTATTAGTAAAAACCCCTAGTGCTTCAGATAACGCGGCTTTAACGCTTTGCTGAGATAAGCCCATATCAACAAACCTGGACTTACCGTTTTTATCGATTAAGACATTATCTCTATGGGCATCATTGTGGGCTATTCCGAGTTTATGAATCCGTGATCTCAGGAACCAGTAAGCGTCCCCTATAGTGGTTTTTCCAACTTTGTCTGAAGACTTACTAAAGTTACCATAACTCTCACCTGGCACCAGGCCCATAACTATACGACCATTTATGATGTAAACACCACCCTCTGCCTTTGGTTTGCCTTTGGCTATTTCCCCCATATATCAGTTTAGGGCCTAGACCGGCTTTCCCTAAGATTTGAGTTATTTCCGCTTCCGTTGTACTTACCTGGCCACGTTTAACGGCATAGCTCGGGTTTCCCTTTATCAAGAGCACAGTACCAAACCCACCTTCCCCTAATTTGGTTCCTTTACTTAGGGACCCCGACCAGTCAAATTGATCCTTAGTACCATTAATGACCCTGCCTACCTTGAAACTAGAGTCAAAATCAGAAGCATCATCTCTGGCCCATTGTGTGTTGCCAGTAATTATTTTTCCTGGCTTCTTGATTGACTCTTGATTTACTTTGGGTACAGATTTTGTGCTTGCTTTTGTGTTTGGTTCCACCCTCGCCAAGTAGTCTTCCAGACTTTCCTTGGCATCATCGATGAAACTAGCATCAATAGACCCGGATATACGGTCAATAGATTTAGATATGTCATCCCCAAAATCAACCCTACAAACCTTTAGTCGGGCTATACATGTTGACCCGCATGATTTTCCTATATCACACCTATCCCCTTTACCAAACACGGACTCAGCCCCCGTTTAGTAAAGTCTCTAGTCTAGCGATTCGGTTTGATACTGTGTCTATCTTTTCGGAATACGACAATTCTTCACCCGTGGCGATTCGGTGATCATCGGTATTCTTTCTGGCTAGGTCCAAGGTAGCCATCTTGGCATCAATGTCTTCGCGCTTCTTGACTAGTTCCTTAACTTGCTTCATTTGTTCTTGCAAGGATTGAAACGCACCCCTCTGACGGGAGATTTTCATTTTCTCGTTTAGGGACTCTATTTGGCTGGTTAAATCCGTATGCTTTTTCCCAAGGTCTCCATACTCGCTATAACTAGGTCGAAGGCCCAGGACTACTGTAGGCTCCATTACGGTACCTTTGGCATAATCTGTGGGCTTATGGGAATAAGCTTGGATCGCCTTATCGTATGCTTCTTTTGAGATTTTATCTTTTCTCATTTTAAGAGTCCATTATGTTTTCTTTTACCCTAATTGAAGTCGATGTTTTTTCTGGCCATAATGTCCATGGCTTCATTCCATTTAAATCGATTCGACCACCAGGAAGACGATGATGGTCCTTTAGCAATATTTTTTGCGTGACGGGCTTTGAATTTTTTACGCTTCATCTTCATGCGTTCAGATTCACCTTCTTTAGGTGACCCAGCGGTTTCTGCGCCCTTTTGGCCAAATTTTTTTCAATTCTTCCTCACCATCATGGCACCATTTGACCACATGGCTTTTATCATCGCCAGGTTTTGTGGGGCGAGGTTTATTACAAGCCATTTTAGACTTATCGTAAGTCTCCCCAAACTGCTCAGCAAACATGTTATAGAATGCCTCTAGGGCTTCATCGCTGAAATTTGCACTACCGTAAAGCATTACTCTTTCTCTCCATGTTTCAAATAGTCTGCAATTGCTGTTAAACTGTGGGAAGCTTCTGAAATTTTTGATGCTATCCAGGGGTCTGAGTTGCTATTGGGGGTGATCATTCCTAAGGAAGTGGCGATACTATCCTGCATTGATTTTAACTGGGCAATTAGCATACCGCCATTAGGTTCGAAATCAGCGTCCCCTTCCCCCATGGTAAAAGTCGATGGTTTTGTGATGGGTTCTTTTTCCATACCAGGGGCAATGGCCATCTTATCCATTGGGGTAAGGTTGGGCTTTTGACCCCCTGATGCTTCACCAGATCTAGTCGCCCTGGAACCTTTAGCACCTTTGGCAGCATTCTCCACAAAATTCAAGTCAAAGCCCAAACCTTGGAGACGTTTCCAATCGTACTCAGAAATAGTCATTTTATCTCAGGAAGTAATTAATGTTACCCTGTGCGCGACAAGGATGCAATGCCAGGGGGCTCAATTAACATAAAAAATACCGTGGGTCACCTAGCGAGGCCACCATTTAAATAATTTCCGGAGCGGTGATGGCTGAATGAACCGTGTCCTCATAATTTCAGAAATCTCTAAGTATAGGCCCTCCAATGTGTCCTTATTGCTTTTTATTGTTAAATCAAATTTATTCCTCTCTTCAGTACCATACTGAACTGACAAGATTCCAATTGGCAAATTACCCACTTTAACCATCCTATTATAGAAACAGTCAATCCCATTCCTAGACAGATAGTCCTTACAAGCTTGGGGCAACTCCTCACTAAATTTCACAGTCAACCAATCATTTTCCTTAATCATGGCTTCAATTTCCCTTATGAAACTGCCTATTTGAATATCCTTTACCGGAGAAGCCATAGCAGCGCTATCTTTAGCTGTGTAGGTATTGGTGGTGGACATTTTTTGGAGGTGGTACCCCGTAAAATCAACTTGTCCATTATGGAAGGAACACAAAATAACCCTAGAAGCATTAGTTATGATACCAATTTGAGCCAAACAAGTGTTGATTTCCTTTTCTTTCTCGATATGATTTAGAAAGACATCCAGTTTATTTATAGTCCTAGGGGCAATCACCTTAGTAACAAGGGCCCAAAGGGCAAACCCAAGGAACAACACGGAATCGCCGGTAAAAGTGAAATTGACTGGGGCTTGGGGGGCAGGTTGAGGAGCAGGTTGCGGAGCAGGGGCTCCTTGTCTGATATTGGTTAGAGTGGTCATAGAATTTGGTAAATTATTTGGTTTGAGAGTGCTTTTTCCAAAGGTCGTTATCAGCCTGGCGAGCCTTACCAACTCCTGTAATAAATGAATTCACTCTGGCTAATGCCCATTGCTGCGGGGATACTCCGGGTCGGTGGCCGGAACGCCATGCTGCGATCCCCCTACTGTATACTTCTCCCAGAATACTAGTAGAAATGCCAGACTTTTCCGATTTTGCTTTTAGTGCTTTGCTAGACCCCTCTGAATACTTATCATCGAAGGCTTTAGTTGCGGGGGATTCAGGGATTTTTTTGTTTCTTTTTCTGAACTTATCGTCAGATTCCCAATCTTTGTATAGGTCTTTGGGTGATACTCTAGGGTCTTTAGCCTTTTGCATTGTATCTTTGGCTTCTTCCTTGGCGATTGTTTGTTCCTTAGGGGTCAATCCTTTTTTATACCTGGCGGGTAGGGCCATCTCTACAAACTGCAAATCAAAGCCAAGACCTTGTAGGCGGTTCCAGTCGTATTCCATCAATTGCCATCCGGTAAACCACTACCACCATTTTCAAGCCTTTGCCTGACAGTTTCCGGTAAACCAGATTCCCATTTGTTTTTGATCGCGATGCGGATGATAGCAGCCATGACTTTACGTGGATCAGCAGTGCGACCTACGGATGACCATGCAGCAGCGACATCTTGGGGACTGGCAATTGGGAAAGACATTCCGGGGCCTGCGAATTCCCCCTTTGTTTTTTCTGCCTTTAGTTTTTCCCTGGACTCAGCATCCCATTCCCTGAATTTTGCTGAATTGCCTGATTTCGCGTTACATGAGCTACATTTACAATTACCCGATTGGCAAGACTTGCATCCGCCTTCTTTGAACGGTTGGGGGATTGACATCAGTTCAGTATCGTCTGCAAAATTATATTCTTTTCTTTTAAGTTCTTTGAAAGAATCCATTCTAGCTTTGCGGCGACCCATGATTTCCTTCATGGCATCAGCTCCGTCAGCGTGGCTATCATAGTCCCTATTGACTAGGTTGGCCCTCCGTTCTCTGATGGCCTTATTGCCCTTTAGAATAGCCTCCTTGTGCATCGACAAGCCACCTTCAGGAGTGGGGGACCATTTACGGCCGATTTTATTCCTTTTCATCAACTGATCAGTAGAAATGGCATTACTGGCATTTAACTGTCCCCCGACACCCGGCAAGAGTACAGAGGAGAAATCCATGTGTTCTCCGTAAGGCATAAGAGTAGTTAGAAACTTATTTCTTTTACCCTTTGCCTTCGGTATTTGTATCTGAGTTGCTATCTAAACTATTGTCCTTATTGTTTGACTTACCGGAACTCCCCCTGGCAGCCATTCCCAAAGCAGCAGCGGGTACTAGCAACGCTAAAAAGACATTGGCTGCGGATTTGGCAGTTTCGGAGAAACTATCGGATATTCCTAAGCAAAAAGCTGAGTAGGAGTCATTTGGTGATTTCCTTAGGTTATTGCGGCACGATATATTTTCATACCCTATCATGGCAATTTGTGCTACAAAAATAGCCACCAAAGCTTTAACTAAAAATGCCCTCTCGTTGAATTCTTTCATTGCCCTACAGCGAATCTACTTAGATTTACCCTTTGCTGACTGGTTAATTCTCAAAGATAGCGCATCCCTTCGATTACTTCGGGTGATACTTTACCTGAACTCTTTAATTCTTGGGCTGCCTTAAGGAGGGTTTGAGCCTTTCCTAAATCAGCAGGGTCTCTGCGGGCGACTTTATAAGCCCCCATTAATTTTTGGTATTTTTTATCGGATTCAGACATTTTACTTGCCATCAGACCCCATCATATAGAAGGTCAATGTATTTCTTAGCCTGTATGTCAGAGATTTTTGACCAGGATGAGTTGGTATTGAAATACTCATCTTTTTGCCTAATGTTGGTATTTTGAAATTTTCTAACGTCAGAATCTGACAAACTATCGGCTTTCATGGCTTCTACTACTGTTCTGATATTTGAACTAATTAAGTTAAAAATTTTTCCCCTACCATAGGCATCCAATTGTCGTTCAGCTTCAAAGTCTGCCCCCGTCCTACTAGCACCACCTAAAGCCTCTGCAAGAGCTGCTTTACGGGAAACCTGGGCTAGCCCTAAGTCAACGAATCTTGCCACACCCTTACTATCAATCATCGTATTACCACCGTGGGTATCATTATGGGCTACACCCAACCTGTGAATTTTAGCCCTAGCTGTCCAGTAAGCGTCCCTTGTCTCTATGCCATTGACGACGTTGGGGGACTTGCCAAGCCGGGTCCCTTGTACCACCCCCATCGCGATTCTGCCTGTGGCCACCATGTATTTTCCAGCCCCGAACTCTCCGTGCTGGGCAGCAATAAATTTAGGTCCCATGTTAGCTTTGCCGACAATCTTGAGAGCTTCTGCTTCATGGAGACCTATTTCCCCAGCCTTAATACCTACATTCCTACCTAACGCACCGTTCGGAACTTTGAAGAACGCTCCAAACATGCCCTCACCCATTTGAACTGCATTAGGGTTACCTACGGCGTTCCAATCAATGGATTTAGCTGCTTTACTACCGTCAACGTCCCTAAGTTTGAAACCAGGGGCGTCTATTACGTCGTAGACTTCTTTAGCTTTTGCGGGGAGGTTAACTACGGGGGCCTTAGCCGTGGGTTTTGCTACTTGGACTTCTGCTGCGGGCTTTGCCATGGGGGCCTTAGCCGCCGGAACCTTCGCTACCGGTTTTGCTACTTGGACTTCTGCTGCGGGGGGGCCCACTAGTGGTAACTTACGTTGGGCCAATATCTGATTAGCAACCTTAGTAATCACGGGGTTTAAAGCCCAAGGGATATCAACCATACAAACATGGTAGCCAGGGATACAGGACGCCCCGCAAGATTTACCCATCTTGCACTTTTTTTTCTTTAATTTAGGCAAATCAGAGCCACCTAGCCTAGCTATTTGGCCCCTCTTAGCGGCATTAATTTGAGCTTCTGTTCTTCCTAGGACTGCCATTGAAATTAGGGTATTTATGCTTTAAATTTACCCAATTTGCTCTTTGTCGTTGTATTCCCCGTCTTCATCTTCATCATCTTCATCATCATCGTCGTCCTCATCATCATTACCGTCTTCATCACTACCTTCGCTAAGGATCTCATCGATTAGGGTATCAATTTCATCTTCATTTAGTTCTTCTTCCCCTTCGACTTCGGACTCCCCATAAGGGTCTTCTTCGTATTGAGTTTCGTTGTCGTTGTCGTCAGAGTCACTTTCTGCGTCATCGTCAGAATCGCCCTCATCCGAACCCCAAATCTCTTCAGAAAGGCGTTCAAATTCTTCATCGGTTAGGAATGTTGAGTTTTCATCTGAATCTTTAATATCATCGGCATCTTCGGCATCGTCATCAACTTCACCGGCACCATCGTCTGGGCTAGCCGGAAAATAATCGTCGGGATTGAATGGCTGGTTGGGTTTAAAGTCACGGGACATACCATCATTAGCCTTCCAAAGCCCGGTATGCTGAATCCAGGGAGAGGTATTATGGACTACGTTAGTTGGCAACCCATTAATAGGGTCAATTTCGTGATCTTCAGGGTTTGACAATTGAGCTGCATAAGCTGCGCGGAAAGCTTCAATGGCATCCTGTTCAAAATCGCCGTTGATTCTATTCGTCATTTGTTTGAGGGGGTCGGTATTGGGGAGTTTAAGTGTTGGGGGGGGGTGTTGGGGGTGTTGGGCCCTGGTCCATTCAGCTTTCAGTTTTTAGGCTTATTTCAGCAAATGTTGAAAGTGTACCCCGAGACATACTTAGACCAATGATTATTACCCATCGTGCTGGCGGTGGGGTCACCACTTTTCAATTTTACCAGAGATATCTTGCAATAACTTGCTATTGCCTTGGAGTTTCTCTTCATATTGCCTTATGGTGGCCTTGACTTCGGCCTTTAATTTACCCTCTTTAATGAGACGTTCCTTTCTCTCATCGTCGGTTTCTTCCTTTTCAGCATGATTTCCGTCAGCATCATGATTTCCGTCGGCATTGTCAGCATCATCAATAACCACGGGGTGAATCTCATGAGTTAACCTATCTAGGAGTTTATCCATAGAGTCTTTCAAGCCTTTCCTACATACGGAATCGGCAGAAATTTCCATGGGGCCGCAAGGAATCCTGTATAAGTCTCTAATTTTAGCCTCAGTTTTGTCCATGTCAAGCCCCTTCTCTAGGTTTTAAAATCCATTCATTTTCGTAATCCGTGTAATGGATACCTTTTCTTTTTTCTAATCTCCTGGCAGGGTCTTTCTTGTTGGCTTCCCTCATACCGTTTACCATGGTGTCCCTCATGGCCCTAAGTTTTTCCTTAGGCACTTCACAGTGTGGGCTGTCCCTGTAGCTTCTATACCATTTACAAACTTCTGAGGGGTCATCAGATTGCAACATCATGTTCCAGATTCCCATTTCTTGATTGCCCGATAATGTATTGGGAGGTAGTTTTCCTTCTAGGTCTTCACGGGGCGGTCTATTAAATCTTGTGTCTCTTCTCATTGGGTAGCTACCAGTAGGGCTTCCATTAGTTCATTTTTGATAAACTCAGATGATTCCATGTCCCCTCTTTTTCTCTCTAAATCGGATAAGGCAGACAGGGCTTTTGCATATTTATCGAAGTTTTCTTTATCGGAAGGTGCCTTACGAATTAAGACCTGGGCTTTTTCGATGCTATCCATAGTTTATCTCAGTAAGTTCCCTTCCCTTAGAACAGACTCCACCAGTTCATATTCTGCTGGAAAAAGTTTTTTCATTTTGGGTCCAGCGAATATGTAACTTGAGAATAGCTCAGCATAGTGCTCTAGTTGATTTGTTTTACTGTACGTGCTAACTCTTTTGAAGCTATCGGGAATTCCAACTTCTTTCGCTTTGAAGTGGGCGTGGTGCCCTAGTTCGTGAACTAATGTCACCAGTGTATTATTGCTGGCTGACCCTGGAGCTTTACCCATAGTATGTGGCAGTTCTTTACCTTGGGCGGCACTGGATAAATGCTTTTCGGCAGTGGCCTTGATTTTCTTTACTTGTGGGGTAAACCCTGGAGCTGACCGAATAACTGTGACCCCTTCTTTATACGCTAACCCGCCCCAAGTCTTATTGTAGATTTTCTGCGAGATGGTGAAATCTGGGTTTTTGAAGTACCCCGAAAATGCGCTTCTGAAGGCTTCTTTGTTGCCTGCAATGTCCTTCCAGTCCATGAATAGGGTCTTAGTCTTATTGAAAATCCTCTGGAGAACTTCTACTCTGCGAGGGGCGTCTGGGTCCAGGTTTTTTAAATCCCGGATGGCGCCCATGATGGAGTTCCTGTTAAAGTCTATCTTTAGGTCGGGGTGAGCTTTTACTTCGCCACTTCTCATTAGCTTGATGAATTTCCCAAGGGAATCTGCAATATATGGGCTTAATTCAACTCTGCAAACTAAACCCCGTTGAATGCAAGTTGAGCGACAAGATTTCCCTAAAGAACATCTTTTCTTCCCGGACCCCCCCCATCTCTGGGGTGCGCCTAGGTGCTGAATAGTTCCAGCAATTGCAAAATCAAATTCTTTAGGGTTATCTATTTCGATCATTAGTCCTCGTACCTGCCTATGGGGAATTTAATAGATGACGGGGTATATAGTAGTCTATGAATAAGATTTACCCAGAGTCACACTAACTCCCCCCACCCATTAAGCTTCGTATGCCTCCAAGATTTCTGCTATGATGCCGTTCCTGACGATGTCCCCTCTTTCAAATTTAACTCTCCCCACCCCTCTAATGGAGGAAAGCCGGTGATAGCAATCTAAAAGTCCATTTTCAGGTTTAAATACATCTAAGTCAATTTGCCTTGTGTCACCTGTAATGACAACTTTCGAGTCTTTTCCAACCCTACTGAGGACGGTTTTAACATTTTCTGGTAATGAGTTTTGGGCCTCATCAAAAAGAATTAGGCACTCATTTAGTGATCTCCCCCTCAAATCCTCTAGGAGTGTGGGTTCTACAATCTTTTTATCTACAAGGTAATCCGCAGCCCCCTTGCTTCTAGTCATTACAACCAAATTGTCATAAACAGGTCCCACCAGTGGCTTCATTTTTTCTTCCAGGGTTCCAGGAAGAGCCCCCCTATTTCTTTGGTGAGAACAGCCTACGTCACTTCTAATGTAATAAATTTTTTGAATGTTACCCTTAGAAATTTCACTTAATCCCCACCATAGCGCCACTAAGGTTTTTCCAACTCCTGATGGGCCTATAGCAATGGTGACTGTATTCTTATTTAAAGAAGACCACAAGTCCTCCTGATGGTTTGTTTTCGGGTAAAAGGGTAGAACATCCATTCCCCTATAAGAGTGCTCAACCATTTGGGCGGACTCTGCGCGGCGCGATTTGCGCTTGTCTTTTGATCTCAACATTTGGTAAAGAGGGTTAATGACAACTGTGGATAACGTGTATGCTTCGTTGCTAATTTGGATTACATGGTCCTCACCCCCTTCTAAACTAATAGGCAGAGTCATTTGTGAAAGGGAACTCTACGACCTTATTTTACCCTGCCCCCTGGCAAAAAGCCCCCGTTAGAGGGCTAATGCATCAGAGAGACCACCATTTATCGTGGTTGAGCAACCACTCTATGTACTCATTCATGGACCCTTTCGACGAATAAGTCAAATCCATTAGCGCCACCACACCATCGGGAGTAGGAGTCTTTCGGGATTGTGTATTGGGGTCTTTTTTTCGCTTGATCAAGGTACTTATCCGAGGCAAGGTCTGTAATGAGGCAACGAGTGCCGTGAAGCTCCTGCATGATAGCAGGGTTTTTGTCAGTTGGTGAAATAGCCATTTTGATACTGTTGGTAACAACAGCAACTTTTTATGCGGTTGCGAATCGCAATTTGCCATCATGTGACGGTGGGTAGTAGTTGACTGTAGCTAACTAAGATTGCACATAGGGTGTCGGACGGGGGCCCCAATGGAATCTGGGGGTCATCACATCTATTCAAAGTGCTTTGGATATTGGGATTGGAAGATTTCACTCTCCCTGAGTCTAGCATATGGGAGATAGCGTTTAATGTGGGTTGCCTCGGCTTGCTACCTACGCAAACCTCTAACCCCAAACCCCGTAGGTACACAGTCCAAGCTGCACTTGCCATGGCGGATTCAAGTACAATTTCTTCCGCTCCGTATGCCTTAACTGCTAGACTTAGGATTACTCCGACAGTTTTCAAGTCCCAATTGCCTTCGTAAGTGTCAAGAACATACATGTAGTCTCTTCCCCTTGTAACCCCTGCGATGCAAATACCCGTTTTATCAATGTTGTCGGCACTGAAAGCAGGATCAACAGAAATAATTACTTTATCTAATGGAGGGATTTCTGGTGTCGGTGAGCATCCCTTATAGAGCCAGGAGAACTTTTCATCTCCTATGTTTCTTTTGAGGTCTTTCAAATTTTCGGGGGACTGGTATTGGTTGGCATTTCCTAAGGTTCCCCCTACATTCCTACCCAGAATGTCAGCCTCTGCCTCTTCTTTACTTTCAATAATTGCTGACAGATTAATGTGGACGGCTCCTTTTGGGTTTGATACGGGGTCAAAGACACCGAATTTATCTAAGAAGTAGCCGAAAATGTCTTCATCACCCCATCTTGACCCAAGAACAACAATGGCACTGTTTTGGTGGCGCCGGGTCATAATTTCCTCTTCTATCCAATCTTTATTCACTGTTATATCCGAGGACTTGTGATAGTCATCGATCAACCAGACCCCAGGCACTTTAGAATCGGGATTGATGTTCCCATAAGCAAACCCACATACAGAGCCCCCAGGAGCAGACGGCACGACATGATAAGGATCCAGGTCAATTTTAGAAAAAATTTCCTCAAAAAGTGGATTATTAACCTCTTGCTTCACCCTATTTGCCGTCACCTTTGCAAGACTTTGGTTGTAAGAAGTTACGAAATTATTAGTATAAGGATCTTTCCCCAGGAGCCAAGACAGAAATAGGGAGCCCAATGTAGACTTCCCAGTACGAGGAGGCATCGATACTAAGAGGATTGGGTACCTGCCTTCGGCAATGTCTTCAAAGGCGGACCCCAAGACTTCATAAGTTTCCCAGTTCAGCAGGGAGCCAAACTTTACTTGAGCGGAACGAGACAAATAGGCAGGAAAACTATATTGGGCGCACTCTTTAATGTAGTCATTAATTATTTCCTTAGTCGCGCCTCTCATTACAAGTTCAAGAAGTCCCCTCCTATACTTTCTCCAGCTTGAATGTTCCGATAGCTGGGAAGAGTGTGTTATTTTTGGGTGTTTTGGTGTCATTTTAGTTAAGATTTTGTTGGCTTGTGTTGGCTTGTGTTGATTTTTTTACCGGGGGTCAGAGCGATAACCCATAACCAGTGTCATCCCTGTTGAGGCGAGGTCTGGAAAAAGAGTCTGGACCGATAAAACCAGAACCAGAATCTAAATTATTGTAAAGTCCAGCCGAGGGTAAATTCCTCCCTACTCTACCAGTAGGTAAATTCGAATCACCCAGGAATGGCCTTCTGTTTCCTCCGTTCCACCTCCTCGCTTGTATTATAGCATCTTGTACCCCACGGTCAACGGTGTCTAGCTTCATCGCATAGTACGTCAGGGACCACACAAACGCATCCACCGAGTCATCGTGCTTAACGAAGGGGAATCCTGTTAGCTCCTTAATAAAACTATCCACCCATAACCCCTCAACGAGTTTAACCCTATCATTCTCTAGAAGTGGACAAACAGCTTCGAGTCTAACCGTTTTTGACCTAAGGGGTCTCATTTCTTCTACAGGTATTTTTGTTTCCCGTCTCAACATTTGTATCAAAGATTGGCCGGATGCTGCCTTTTCGATACAGATTACTTTTGGTTTGTAGAAGGAATGTAGTTGCTTAATAGATGCAATCAAATCAGGGAAGCCCCATCTCCCTTTAACGATTTCCCTAATGTAAACAGTTCGGGGGTCCCTAGTTGAAATGCCAGCCACACAGACCGCAGTTTCGTCTGCACCTTCTTTTTCA